GTCCAGTTCCGGCTCGTCCAGGCCGCACCGGTTATTGATTGAGCCATAGATACACACATCTCTGCATATCGTCGCCAAGATCGCAACTGTAGTTTTTTCGTTCTCATTCTTCATTATTGCGCTCCTCAAAGGCCATGCTGGCCGCCGTTCCCAGGTTGATCAGATCCCGGCATACAGCTTCTGCTTTGGACAGATCCATTGTTCTGATCACGCCCTGCACGATCAGTCCGGACTTAACGACCACCAAGTTCCCGCGCCGGTACAGATCGTACCCCTCTTCTTCCTTTTCGATAGGTTGCAACGCTCTTCTGTTGATGAATGTCATGCCCGCACCTACAATCAGCGGTTGCCATACAGCGC